CTACATAATGTCCTTTTTTAGATAATAATTTTACTAATAATTTTTCGTTTTCTTCATCACTTTTACTAATTTCAATATTAGTAATTGCAATATATCTGTTAAAAACATCTATTACACTTTTAGGGTCCCATTTGTTTTCTAATATGTCTACAATCTCTTTTGGTCTAGAAAATACAGATATAGAAAATTCAATGTTTTCTATATTTTCTAAAGCCCAAGTAGATAATATATGATTACGAACTCCTCCGTCGTATAATATATAATTATTGAAGTGAACCGGTTCTACTGCTAAAGGAATAGAAGCGCTAGCATTAACTAGATCGAGAAAATTATCATAAGTAATTTCTTTGTTTTTTAAATTAAAAACTTTTCTTGCTCCTGTTTTAAAATCAACTGAACCTATATAACAATTGGGGTATTGTTCATCGTTTTGATAATGAAAAAAATCTAAGGGAGTTATAACTCGCCCTAGTGTGGTTTTTAAATTATTTTGTGTTCCAAACGATAACTTTCCTGATAATGCACGCAAAATAGCATTAAATGTTATTTTATTATTTTTACTAATTGGTTTTTTATCAAAAATATCATCTAATGTAAAAGAAGTAGTTAAAGTTCTTATTTCATTCCATTTGTTCATAGCTACAGGTAATGCTAAAATAGCCCCTGAACTAATTCCAGTTATATCAGTAGGCTTATAATTATATTCATTTACGATATAATCAATAGCACCTGCTAAACCAGCTATTTTAGTAGCTCCACCAGAAATATTAAGTATTTTTCTTTTCATTGAACTTTAAAAATTAATTTTTGTAATCCTGAAATACGTGTATATAAATAATTACGCAATATATCAGAAGGTATCGTTGATAATTGATGTTGTTCTAATAGTTGAGGAGATATTTTATTGTTATTAGGAATTGATTTGCTATCTAATTCTTTTTTAATCTCAGATAAGTTCGGAATGTGTGGTTTGTTTAATTGTCCTGGAGTAGGTTCAGGTGATGTATTAGTAGCTTGTTTAACACCCTCAACTAATTTAATTTTATCTTGTATTAAATTTGATAATAAAAAAAACTTATAATGTAAATTTATTCCCCAAATTCGATCTCCTTCTACTTCTAATACATATACTAATGGCTTTTTATCATGAACCCCTTCTGGAGAACGATAGTTAAATTGAATAAGATTTCCAGGATAAATTTGTCCTGGAGAAATGGGTTTAAAATTAAAAAAACTTGACAAATTATATATATTAACTTTAGAAGGGTATTTCATTATTGATAAATATAAAAAAAAGGAGATATAATTGTCTCCTTTTTTTTATATTTTCTTAAAGAAAACCCGCAAAATTTTAACTTTTAACCAAAAATTTAGTAACTCTTATCTTTTCCCCATCTTTTACTATTCTAGCTATATCCTTAGGTTTAAACCATACTTCTATAACTAATTCATTACAGTAATTTTCAGCATAATCATAAGTACCCACTGATAAACCAAATGAGTTTTCATTATCTGTAAAATCGGCTGTGCTTTCATAAACATGATTTTTTAAATATTGATATTGAAAGCTAAACTTAGAATATCTGTCAATTCTAATTCCTTTATAACCTACAAAATAACCTTCATCATTTAATTTATATTTACCTGGTTTTAATAGTTTATCTAGTTTATATTTAGTAGATTTATATAACCAGTTATCTTCAGAAATTTTTAAATTAAATTCTTTGATAAATTTCTTAGATAGTTTTTGATACGTTGAAACACAATTCCAATCTACATAATCTTTAAACTCTTTTATAAACTTTTCAGATAGTTTTTGATACGTTGAAATATTAATCCAATCTACTTTGTCTTTAAATTCTCTTATGAAATCTTCAGATAAGTTTTGATGTATTGAAATACAATTCCAATTCATTTTATCTTGAAATTCTCTTATAAACTTTTCAGATAGTTTTTGACATGTTGAAACATAATACCAATTTACTTTATCTTTAAATTCTTTAATAAAATCTTCAGATAGTTTCTGATGTATTGAAATACAATGTCAATCTACTTTATCTCGAAATTCTTTTATGAAATCTTCAGATAATTTTTGATGTATTGAAATCCAACGCCAATTTACTTTATTTTTAAATTCTTTAATAAATTTTTCTGACAATTTTTGATACATTGAAATATAATCCCAATTTACTTTATCTTTAAACTCTTTTATAAAATCTTCAGATAGATTTTGATATTCTGAAATATAATTCCAATTTACTTTATCTTTAAATTCTTTTAAAGTACAATTTAAGTTTAAATTTTTAATTATTTTTTTTATTTCTGCTATTACTTTTGGGTTTTTCATAAAGATTTGTTTTAAAAATTTTAAAAATTAATTAGATTTTTAAGTAATTCATATATCAAATTCTGAAAAATCTGTTTCGTCAATATCTTGTTTATATGATCCTACAACATAGCTTTCAATAGCTGTTTCTTGTGGTGCTACTTGAACACTTTTACTATCAGTCCAACTATTAATCCATGGTATTGGATTATTTACTTTTTCAAAAATTGGTTCTAATTTTAAAGCTTTCATACGTGTATTAGTTAACCATTTCATATATTCACATAATATTGTTTCGTTTAAACCTAACATAGCTCCATCTTTGAATAAGTATTTTGCCCATTCCATTTCTTCTTCTGCAGCATCTTTAAACATTTGTATTACAATTTCTTTACATTCTTCTACTATATGTTGAAAACCTTCACTAGGATCTTCTTGTAATTTTCTTAAAATAAATTGAGTAAATCCTAAATGTAGATTTTCATCTCGATTAATTAAAGAGATAATTTTAGCGTTTCCCTCCATTTTTTTGTTTTCCGCAAAAGAATACGAGCAAGCAAAAGAAACATAAAAGCGAATTCCTTCTAAAATGTTAATTGACATTAATGTCAAATATAACTTCTTCTTACGAGCATCAATACTATCTTCTGGAATACTATTAATTAAATTATCATAATAATGAGTTACAGAAGAAGTTCTTTTTAAAATTTCCTCATCTACTAATATTTGATCAAATATTTCTCCAGGATTAGGATAAATATTTTTAATAATATAAGTATATGAATAAGAATGTATTGTTTCAAAAAATTCCCAAGACTTAGCAAATGCCTCTAATTCAGGATTTGAACAATCTTCTAAAAGATGCGAAATCCCTCGAGATTGTACTGAATCTAATAAGATTTGATAGCCTAAATTTTTCGTAAAAATAAATTGTTCATGAGGCGTTAAAGAAGTATAATCAGCTTTTTCTTTAGACCCTAAATTAACTTCTTCTGGTCTCCAAAAAAAACCTATTTGTTTTTTAAACAATTCAAATATATTAGGGTACTTAAAAGAATCATACCTTTGTATATTTAAAGGTTGCCCAAAAAACAAAGGCTCTTTTAAAAAATCTACTTGATTGAGATTGATAATTGATTTGCTATTCATACTATTCATAATTATTTTAAGTTATACTGAACATGCTCCACCTTCACATCCTGCTTCAACTAATGAATTATCTTCTGTAAAATTAAGATTATCTTTTTTAGAATCAAAATCAAAAGTGTCTTTTTTATCATCATATGTGTTAGCATAATATAATTGTTTTCCGCCATACTGATAAAAACTCATAATATCTTTAGTAATTTCTCCAATTGGAATTTCCCCGTCTTTAAATTTAAATGGGTTATAATAATGATTAACACTAATACCTTGGTCAATCCATTTTTGCATTACTGCTGTAATTTTATTAATAGAATCATTAGTTACTTGAAACGCAAAACCATATTTATTTTTCAATTTTGTCATTTCTGGAACTACCATTCTTACTGTACCTTGTTTAGATTTTTTAGTAATAATTAAATCTCTAATTGGCTCAATTCCGTTAGTTGAGTTTGTAACTAAAGACGAACTTTCACAAGGCATTAATGCAGTTAAAGTAGAATTTCTTAACCCATATTCTTTAATATCTTTTCTTAAAGATTCCCAATCCAAATTTAATTTATTATCAACTAACTTATCGACATTTTTATTGTAAGTATCAATAGGTAAAATTCCTAAAGAATACTTAGTTTTATTAAATAATTCACATGCGCCTTTTTCTTTAGCTAATTTGTTTGAAGCTAATAAGCAATAATATTGAATATGTTCAAATAATTTATTAACCGTTTCTAGTGTTTCTTTAGATGAATCATAATTTAAATTATGTTTTGCTAAGAAATAAGCAAAATTAGTCACTCCAATACCTAATGATCTTCTTTGTAACATTTTTTTTGCTGCCTCGATTGGATAATCTTGGTGAGTAATAACTCCATCTAAAATTCGTACTGCTTGCTCACAAACATCTTTTAAATCTTCTTCTAAATGTGACATTCTTACAACACCTAAATTAATTGCAGCTAATACACATAATGCAATTTCACCCTCTTTATCATCTACAGCACTAATAGGGCAAGTAGGTAATGTAATTTCTTGACATAAATTAGACATCCATATTTTATCTTGAAAAGAACTGTGAGAATTTGCATGATCTAAATTTTGAATATAAATTCTACCTGTATCTATTCTTTCTCTAGCGATTGATGACATTAAATCTCTAGCTGAGATAGTTATTTTACTTATATTAGGATCTTTTTCATATTGCTCATATAATTGAGTGAATTTTTCATCATCAACCCCAAAAGTACTCATTAGAAGAGGAACTTCAGCTGGAGAAAATAATGAAATTGATTTATTTTCTATAACTCTTTTGTAAAACAATTTAGATAATTGTATTGAATAATCAGCATGTCTTACTCTATTATCATCTGTTCCTTTATTGTTTTTTAATACAATAATGTCTTGTATTTCTTTATGCCAGAAAGGAAAATGAATTGTAGAATTACCTCCTCTAATACCATTTTGTGTACATGATCTTGTTGTATCTTGAAACATTCGTAAAAACGGAATCACTCCAGTATGCACTACTTCACCGTTTCCTATTTTATCTCCTAAAGCTCTAATTCTCCCTGCATTAATACCAATACCCGCTCTTCTAGCTGTATATTTTCCTATAGCTGTATTAGAATTAAAAATACTGTCTAAACTATCATCTACATCAATAAGAACACAGCTAGAATATTGTTTAATAGGAGTTCTTGCGCCGGCCATAATTGGAGTAGGAAGACTTAATCTATGCTTAGAAGCACAATTATAAAATTCCTTAATTAACTTTATCCTATTAGGCTCATTCATATATAAAGTCATAGGAATTAGTATATACATGAATTGGGGAGTTTCATATATTTTACCTGTTTTACGATCTCTTACTAAGTACTTATCAATTAATTGTTGTATACCAGCATAAGTAAAATCATAATCGCGGTCATGTACTATAAAACTATTAATTTTTTGTATTTCTTCTTTAGAATATTTTTCTAATAAATCTTTTTCATATACCCCTAATTCTACATTTGTTTTTATAACCTCATATAATGAAGGTAAATTGATAGCCGAACCGAATACTTGTTTACGCAATAAATAATTTGTTAAATTTGCAGCAACATATTGATAATTAGGTGTTTTAACACTAATTAAATTAGTTGCAGATTGTATTAATACTTTATGAATTTCTTCTGTTGTTATATTATCATATAATTGTAATTTAGCATTCATTGCAACATCTGAAGCAGATACCCCTGAAATACCTTCTGTTGCCCATAATAAAATTTGATTAATTTTTTCATAATTAAGTTCTTCTTTAGAACCATCACGTTTAATAACATGTATCATTGTTTTGTCTTTTAAAATTATTTTTAGATATGAACTACTTAAAGGTTAAAAATCTATTATCTTTTGCGAGTGAAGTTGTAAAAATATATATCAAAAAATAGCATAAAAATATTTGCAAAAGTTTTAGTAAACTAAAACTTTTTATTATAAAAAAAAAAAATCTTCTATATTTATTTATCCTGTTTTTTGCTACGAATTTCGTCTAGTTTTTTTCTAGCGATATCTAATCCCTGTAATGTAGTTTCTTTCATTTGTTTGTCATATAACAAACTACGTTGTACTGTTTCTAGCTCCATAAACAATACTCTATTAGGATCGTATTTTAATTTTAACATCAAACCTTTAGGACCTAAACGATTTTTTAAAACTTGTACATAACACTCACCTTGTTCCTGTTGAGGAATAGACTGTGTGAACATAAGCATAAAATCACACACTTGATATACTTCGATTGCTTTACCTATATTTTGTTCATCTGCAATTTCTTTGTTGTACCCACTATTATGAGTATAAATTCCATTAGCAAAAAACATATGTGTATCTTCTACAGTAATATCAACGGTAGGCTGTTCTCCTAGTAATTCGATACTTTCTATTTCTTCAAGTCTTAGATTTTCTAAATTTAACATAAAATTCATTTTAAGGTTTATATATGTTTTCCTGCGAATCTAAATCTATTACTTAAGTTATCTTTAAATTAATCTTTTCTTTTTAAAAAGAACTGATCTCCAACTTTCAGTCCGTTTTTAATACTTTTTAATCCATTGGGGGTAGGGAACTCGTGATTAATTGAACATATAATTTCTTCACCGCTTTTCATTTTTATTTTATATACTGGCTGTTTTTCAACCGGGTACACTTTTAAAACTTTTTTAAACCCTTCGTGAGTTAAAATTAACTCACCTTCTTTTAAGTCTTTAAGCAATTTAGTTCCATCTGGTGTTTCTACTTTAGTATCAAGAGATAAACACCTGTTTTGTTGGAAAGCGCACCAAATGGGAATCTGTTCTTCCTTAGCTAAATCTCTTAGTTCTTCTGCTAGATATTCAAACTTATCATTTGAATTGGTAAATTTTAAGTGTAATGGTGCTTTAACTTGATTAAGCCCATCAACAATAATAAGTTCAGGAAAAAAATTATCTGCTTTCATTTCATCAATTAACATTTTTAACTTATCTACATAAGCGTCAATTGATTTTAATTCAATAAGTTTTATATTTCCTTTAAGCTTATCTATTTTTTCTTTTATTAATAAAGGGTGTTCTTTTAATAATTCTTGTTGTAAATTAGATAAATTTGCAATAGCTCTTTGCATTAATTGTACACCGTCTGTTTCTAAACTAAAATAAACAACCTTTTTACCATCTTTAGCTGCCCCTTGTGCTAGAGAAACTAAATAATTGCTTTTTCCGAAGTTTGATTGAGCTACTACAATACATAAATTTCCAGCACCTGGACCACCTTGTGAAATTTTATTAATAGAAGGTAAATTAGTAGGTACGGGGATATTTACTTTTTCTTGTAATACTAAATTGTAATCCTTCTTTAAATCATATTCTTTTACTCCTGTGTTTACAGGTTTATATTTTACAAAAGAAACATTACGCGCTTTTTCAAAATCTCCTTTAAGTATTAATGCTGTTTCTTCTTCTATTTTTTTTAAAGCAAATTTAGTAAAACAAAACTTTTGAGCTTCTTGTTGAATAAATTCTCTATTAGATAGGTTAGCTTTGATAATTGAATCTAAAGTCATCAAATAAACTTTAGTAGATACTATTTCATTATCTGTTTCAATAATCATTTTTAAAGTTTCAAAATCTGGCACACTATGATAAGTATTCATATAATCTAATATCATTCTACAAATATTTTGACAATAAATGTTATCAAAATATTCTGGAGATAATATTAGTCTAATATTATTAGCAAAAGATCGATCTTGGATTAATAAAGATAAAAGTGCTAATTGAAACTTTTGTCCGTATTTACTAAAATCTTTATCTAATGTTTCTTGTATTTCTTTAATTTCTGTCATTTACTTAAATCTGATTAGTTTTTTACAAACATAAAAGGTCTTACCCAAGAATCAAAATTACCTAAAATACTATCTAATTGGTTTTTACTGCAAAAAAATTTAAATGCAAATTTCGAAAAGGTTTTGTTTTGTTGCTCTTCTTCTTGTTGTTGAATTAATTCTCTAGCAGACAAAGAAACATTATCAGGCTCTAATACCATTAATTTATACATTAGATGCATTTCTTTTTTATTTTCCTTTAGTTTTAACAAAGTTTTATTTTCTTCTAATAAATCTATTTGTTCCCAAAAATCACCTATATCTATAAAAGGTTTTGTAGTAAAATCTATATGTTTAAGTAACGTCTTATCACCTATGCCTTTTATTCCTTTTAATTTGTCAGAAGAATCTCCAATTATTGCCCTATAATACGGAAAGTTTTCAGGAATAACATTGTATTTAATTCTTACTTCTTCAGGAGTATATAAAACTTTTTGCTGAGGAGACCATACATATATATTTTCTCGCACTAACTGTAAATAATCTTTATCAGTACTACAAATAATATTTAAAGCAGCATTGTTTTTACTAACTAGATAAGTAATAATATCATCTGCTTCGTAATAAGGAATAGTTAATATTGTAACAGGAAGTTGTTTTAAAGCATTAATTAATAACCCCATTTGATAATCTTCGTTAGAGACAGTTTCTTCTATTTCCCCTGCTCCTAATTTAATATTTACACTTCTGTGTTTACGACCCCTTTTATCTTTATAACCTGGATATAAAGATTTACGTCTCTGTCCTGCTGATAAACCATCAAAAACATAATATACTTTATTCGGTTTAAATTTATCAATTACTTTTTGTAAAAAATTAATACTTCCAACATATCCTCCTATAGGCTCAGCATTAGAATCTTTAGCTGTATTACGACTATACATTTGATAAAAAATATTATAGCCATCAATATATAAAATACGTTCCATTTATGTAAGATGAAAAAAAAGGGAGAAACAAACATCTCTCCCTTTTAAAATTATACTTTTATTTTGAATTAATCCGTAATTTCAGGGTTCTTTTCTTCAATAATATCTATTGAATTGGTATCACTATTGCGAATAAAGCCCTTAATAATTACTTTTTTAATTGTTTCGTAAGCTTCTGGATCTTCTAATATTTCATCAAAATTAGATCTTTGGAATTTTTTGTTATGATATTGAGGTAGTGGAAATTTTTCTGTAATCGTATACCACGAACCACCTCTTGTTACATAACCGAGATTTGTTAAATAAGTAATCCATTCATTATACTCATTTATTCCACTACTAAAATCTAATTGAAAATCTACTCTTCGTTGCGGTGGTCCAAGTTTATTTTTATCTGTACGAATTGAAACCTCTGCTCCAATTGCAACATCTTCACCAGTGGCATGTTCCTTAACAGTAATTAATTTTTTTCCTAATAAACGTAAGCGTAGAGTAGCGTAAAATTTTAACGCATTACCCCCTGGAGTATATTTAGTATCACCTCCCATTACTCCTAGTTTATCACGCAATTGATTAATTACTATTAAACAGGCGTTAGCTTTATGTAAAAAAGGTAAAATTCTTTTTAATGCTAATCCTAGAATTTTTGCAAATTCTCCTTGTGTATTCATGTTATAATCATACGTACCTTCTACTAATTTTTTAGATTTAATAGCTGCTAACGAATCAATTACAACCAGTGTAGGTTTTTTCTTCATTGTTTCGGAACTTGCAATCACAGTTAGGTTTTTTTCTAACGCATCAAAAATATCTTCTACCAAATCTAAATTAGAATAAAGTATTTTACTAGTATCTACGCCATACGCTTTCATTAACTCGTCTGAAGCTGCATTTTCCGCATCAATAAAAATAGCCAAACCACCCATTTTTTGAGTATTAGCCATTGCTTGAAAACAAATAGAAGTTTTTCCATAAGCTTGTTCTCCATATAATTCTACTATTCTACCACATGGCCAACCTCCTACTTCTTTATTTGAAATAATAGTGTCTAATGCAATAGATCCTGTTGGGATAAATATTTCTACGGTTGATCCCAATTCTTCTTCTCCAAACATAGCGCTTTTGGGCTGTAAAGCGTTATGTTGCTTGACAAGTTGGCTTAACAAGCTATCTAATGAGTCTCCTTTACTAGATGTTTCAGGAGACTCTGTTAGTTTATCTTTTAATTTAGACATATGATTTAATAATTTATAGATTAATATTTAGATTGTTAAAATATTATTAGAAGATTAATCGCGCAATGAATCTAATTTACCTTTTTTAATAATTGTAGTAGGTTCTTCTTCTTCCGCGTCTGTATCTGTAGCGGCGATATCATTATTAACACGCTCTAAATATTGTTCTAATGCTTTCATTAATTCATCAGCTGGCATTTCATATGTAAACACTTCAGTAAGTGGTTTAATTTGTTCTGCCCAAATTTCATTTTGAGAAGCTGTAAATGCCTTAGGTAATAATTTCTTATCTAATTTATACATAGACATAGGATCGGCTTCTTTGTTATAATTTAAAATAACTTTTTCTGGTTGATTTATATCATAAAATGGAACTTCACCTTCTTCTAAATTTAACAACCAAGTTTCAAATTGTGATAAAACTGTTTTTCCATACCCCCACCATTGTACACCCTCATCAATATTATCTAAATCAATTACTGGTGAGAAATAGCGAATTTTTAATTCTAAAGGTTTCCAAATATTAAAATTACCTCTCCAGTCTTTAGCTTTTAAATCATCTACAACTGAGCAAATAATACATTCTTCACCTTTATTGTGTTTTACACAAGCTACATCTCGCCAAGCTTCTGCTAATAGATTTTTATGTGTTCCCCATTCATTAAAAGGGTCTCCGGTAAAAGGCGTTGGTAAAACTAATAAATTGTTTTTACCTGGTTTTGGTTTAAAAAACTTTGCAGTTTGTTTTTTTTCTGTTCTTGCGTTAGCTGAACTCATTCGTGCTAAACGCGCAAGCGTTGCTTGCAAATCATTTACTGGTTTTGTCATTGGATAAAAAATTAAAAGTTAATAAATAAAAAAAATATAAAATAAAAAAATTAAAAAAAAAATTGATTAATTATGAGAAGAGATTTTTTGCAAAAGATTTTCACCTTCTTTAATAGAAAGTTGCTTTCTCTCTTTTTCAAGTTGAATCAAAACTTTAGTCCAATTGGCTAATCTTTTTCTATAACCCGATAAGGTCGATTCAGTGGGGTTTTTAGGCAAACGAGGCGGTTTGTTACGATAATTAACTTTGTTTGCTCTGAAAGTTAAATTTCCTAATTCTTTTTTATAGGAAACTATAAGATCGTTAATAGTAGAATTCATAATAATAAAAATAAAAAGTAAATAATAAATAAAAAGTAAAAAAAATAAATAAAAAATTAAATAATAAAAGTTATAGTAAATATGTAAAATAATAATACAAATATCAATAGTAAATAGTTAAAATCTATAATTTTTGTACAAAAATATCTTCTATAAAAGAGAATAGTTTTTGTTTAGTGTAAATACCCTTCCATTGTGGTAAAAGATAATTTAATCCTAATTCTTTAGCAATTTCCACCACGGTAGAATATGCTAAAGAGTAATTGTTATAACTAACAGATAATAAGTAAAATTTGCCGCGTTTATATAAGAATAAATAACTATATAAAGTGTATATATTACCTTTTGTAATCACTTTATCAATTATCTTTTCTACAAATAATTCAACTTTTTTGCGCTCGGTAACCCCAATGTTTTCTAAACTTATTTTAGGGTTTAAAATGTTTAATTTAGGATCTAATTCTAATTGAATTCCTATAAGTTTTTTTTTCATAGGTAGAAAATGTACTACAGCATTAGATCCTTCTTTTAAATCTAACGCCAAATATCTTTGTGGTTGTTTAATAATACTCATTTATAAAGCTCTCAAAGAAAACCTAAAAATCTTTAGCTTTTAGAATAAATTTGGGTATATTTTTTTAAAAAAAAAGTATAAATAATTTAGTTATTGTTTTAAAATTATATTATTTTTATATATGTAAAACCTTCCATATTCGAGGTAAATAGAATATGAATTACAATATTGTAATTGTTATACTGGTTTAGTTATTGATAAGTTATTATCAATACAACCAACTTGCTTCTGTGAACGAGCCATTAGTAATAAGCACTAATGTATTGCAAATTAAATTTTGCAGGAAGCCTATAATTTTTTAAATTTTAGGTAGTTCACAATCTCCAAATACGTCTTTGTTCTTTTATTTGTTGTACTTGTCTTAATCTTTCAATATCTAATTGATATTTTTTTGTCCTGAAATATAAAAAACATTTATGTGAGCAAAATATATTAGGACTTTTTCGCAAACGTACATTTAATTGATAAGGTTTTAAATAAAATTGTTTTTTACAAAAAACATTACTGCATGTACATAATATTATTTTCTCTCTTGGTGTTCTTCTTTTTGATGGGATTTTCTTTTTATAATCCCATTTACATCTATTTGAGCAAAACTTTGCCTTATATTTAAAATGTTTACAAGGCCTAACGAAAAATTCTTTTCCGCAATTTGCACAGTTTTTTCTTATTTTAGGCTTAGCAGGAATAGGCATTATTGTTTTTCTCTTTATTGTAAATTAAATTTAAAGTAAATAGAAATTAAAAACAATGGATGTAATTAATAGATTTATTCTTTTAAACAAATTAAAAGAAAAATTAACTATTTCAATAGATGATAATACATTATCAGTTATTTTGCAACAATTAGATAAACTTAACGCTTTAAACGATAATTGGACTGAAAATAACAATTCTACTATAAATACTAACACTGATAATATTAATAATTCAATTGAAAAATCAGAAAAGTTATCTAAAAACAAATTGCCACAATCTTTTCATTTGAAAACACCTTTGTTTCAAGGACAAGTACATCTATCTATAGATGAAGGAATGTTTTGTTATAGAGACGAATATGATAATATTCGCCTTCACGATAAAACAGAAAAAGGATTATTAAAAAAAGTGCAAAAATATAGTTAATTAAGATAGATCTGTTTCATGTGAAGCGTTATCAAAGTCTATAGGTTCATATCCTTTAGATTGTAATTCTTTGTTTTTTTGTCTAATTAAAGCATTTTGTTTTAACGCTAATTGTCGTTGTTTTAGTTTTAAAGGAGTAATTAAACTATACATATCAGGATTAAAAGATCTTAAAGAAACTTCTTTAAATTCTTTTAAATTAATATTATTCCATTTAACTTTCCCTACTACTATTTTATCTCCTTTGATAAAAAAACAAAAACTTATTTGGGTGTTATTTTTTATATAACACCCAAATAATGGATTAACTGTATAGTTGTTTAAAGCTAATATTTCTATAAATTCCTCTTTTGTCATAATATTAAAAATCTAATTGTATACTAATTATTAAATCGTTAGTGTTAGTTTTTTTAATTGGTGGGTTGACTTTACTATAAATATAAGGTGTATCTATTAAGCTTCCTGACATATCTTTAACTAATAATTCTATTTCTGAAATTAATTGATATGGTATTAAAGGTTCGCCAGGTTTATAGCTTGGGTTTAAAGTACTATTCCATTTATTTGCCGGAATTGTAAATTCAAATGTGGCAGTATATTTTGTGGCTGCTTCTTGATAACTTACAATCCCTAATAACCAGTCTCCATTACCAGTATATAATGTTTCTGGCAAATTAGTTACTTGATATATTTTTTGACTATTAACATTATATAAATCATATTTTGGATTAGCTGGGTTATTATTAGTTAAAGAATTAGCTAATGATACTAATGAATCATAATAAGACTTTCTATATGTCTTAGAATGTGTTGGGTTTTGTACCCCGGAAAGATCTTTTAATGTTTCATTACCTAAAACTACAACATCTTCAATACTCACTGGAGTATATAAATTTGTTTGTGATTGGGTATATTTACCTATTATTACTTCATAATGATCGGCATCAAATCCTTCGGAATTATTTACATCTATTAAATGAGTTAATGCATTAAATTGTATAGTTACATCTGCAGAAGGATTACTACTAACAGCTCCTTGATAAGAAAAATTAAAAGGAACTACTTTAGAATAAGGAGCTGTAGCATAATGTTTCCCTTTTAATCTATAAGTTATAAAATATTCATATGGTAATCTTGTACCAGCTACTATACCACCTCCTAAATATTGATTGGTTATATTAACTGGAATTGTTAATAAATTATCTACAAATAATTCAAAAGTATTGTTAGATAATACGTTAACATAATAATAACTTCCTGGAGAAGTATTAGCTTCTGCAGTACCTAAAACCCCATTAATAATAACCTGATCGCCTGTTTCTAAATTATGATTACCAACAGTTGTAATTATTTTACTAGAAATATCAATATTAGAAATTAATACTGGATTAGTTGGTGTAGGTCTACTAGCATTATTAGCATTGCTTATTTGCAATGGTGCTAAGGTATAATTTCTATTACTATTATATGATAAAGCAGTTGCTAGTTCAGCATCATCTATAACGGCAATTCGCAAATCATAAAATACCCAACCTACTCGCGCTGTATTATTAGAATATTTTAAATACAACGCGCTGTATTTATTAACTCCATTAACATCAGTCAATATCCACGAACCAGTATTAAACGGATCAATGTTTGTTAATATAACAGGAGTCTTTTCACCATCTATTAATACACAAGGTAAATGTATTTCAAATTTCCCTAATCCACTATATATTCTATCTTTTATTTCTTTTGAATAATCTAAAATAATAAAAGGTGTTTTTTCCGGATTAATAATACCACTTAATAATTCTTTAACTCCTAATAATTCAGCTCCCCTATAATTAAGATAATTAGTTCTACCTGGAAAATCTAATACTCCTGTATATTCATACGGATCTCCTAATAATTGTTGACGATTTACTTCTTTTAATTGCCAAGTATCTGTTAATAATTCTCTATTAACCGTTGACCCTTCTCTGTTTAATAAAACTAACATATAGGTTTCTGTCAATATCGGCTTAAAACTTTTATCTAATGTTAAAGTGTATTCTGTATAAGGTGTTGGTAACGGTAATGGATTATTAATTGCAGATACATTTTCTATTTTAAAAACGTATGTTTCTGATTGGCTGTAATTTTTAAAGTTATTAAATCCGTCAGTAGAAGATCCTACTTGTACTGGATAAGTAGAAAAAAATCTTTGAATTACTAAACTATCTCCAATTTTAGGAACTATATTAGGATCGCTTATAGGTACAACAATTTGATTAGAATTATTATTAATAACTTTAAATTCTCCTAAATTTGGATTAGAAACTGTAGTATCTACTGATGCATATACTCTTAAAGGAGTAGTATATACTTCATCCCAAAAATATTCAAATTGTCTTATATTAATAATACCAGTATAAGATAAAGTAGTTAATGAACTATCAAAATCAATATCAAAAACTGTATAAGTAGGAGAAGAAGCGGTTGAAACAATTTTATATACACCAAATGGCATTCCATTAATATTACCACCTGAAGGAGCATGTATTTCAATATAACTACCTACTGGTAAATTAAAAGGAGTATCTATTTCTAATTGAGTAGTGGATCCTGAAATAATATTAATTAATGTTGCTTCTAAACTATTTCTTAATTCATATATCCCTTTAGTTCTATTTCCTGATAATGTTTCTATATCTGTTACATTAACATTAACAATATCACAAGAATGTATTTGTATTTGTCCAGGATCAACAATTGGATTTCCACCATGATATAACATAGGGGGAAATACTTGGTCTAAAATTATATCATTTCCAAAAATAGTTGAATTTTGAGTTAATGAAAATTTCAAATCTTCTGGATTAGCAACCGGAACATTATTAACAATTACTTGTTGATAATTGTTTTGATTATTATTGGAAATATTTATTATATTTGACATTATAATTAGTTTCTATATTTTTTATTAAAATACTAAAAATCTTTATTGTTGAATATTTTATTAGTTATTTTTTAAAAACTTAATTGATCAGGAGGTCCGAGCATAACAATGTCAGTGTAGTTGATCAATGGTCTTATTTCATATCCTACATTATAATTACCAGCGGGTAATGTAAATACATGAGGACCAAACCCGTTATATTGTTGTATTATTTGATTGCCTATACGCACCACACATCTTATAGAACAACGATTCCCAATTTCATTTAACCAATCATTAGTGGTATAATTTGCTGCCATGTCTACAGTCGTTACTGTTGGGGGATTGTTTCCCACTGTAACAGTTGTTTGTCTACTAAAACTAGCTGATGTTGTATTTAATGTAGGACCAACAGATACTTGAAAGTTTTCTATTCCAGTTAAAGGAGAAAGAGATACTACAGTATTATTAAAAGCATTAACTGGAGTAACAACAGGGTTTACTGTTGGAAGAACTATAGTATCTTCAACAGTTGTCGTTGTCCCATTTGGAGTAACATTAACGTTAACTATTGCTTGGGCGGTGTTATTAGTTACTGTATTATCTGTAAGTAATATAGTACCTGTATCTACTTGCCCTTCAGGCAAAGAATGTGTATAAGGAATAACAGGTCCCCAAGGATTATTAGCACTAGTATATCCACTAGCAGTATTAATAATCCTATAATTTTTAGATTGTGAACCTCCTAAAAGAAATTGAACAATAATAGTATCGTTAAATAAATTACCTGTTATTAAATTATAATCAACTCCTGGCGTAGCAGTTACATATTGATTATTATTATTTTGTACTAATATCTGCCAAGATGAAGCAACCTCGTCACCTCTATTTAATCCTTTATTAAACTGATGATTTTGTGAAGCGTCTAAATTTGATAAATTAGCAATTTGTGTATTATTAGCTATAATTGTATTAGAAGGGCCAAATCTAGTAATAGGAATAGCTTGTTGAAATACTCTCCATCCTTTTATAAATTTAGTTACATAATTTTGTGGAAGTCTATCTCCTTTTTGATTAGGGAAATTAAATAAATAAAAAGCTAAATAATGTGTACCAACATTATTAATAGTAAAAGGATAAGGATAATTCGATCCAAAGATTCCTCTCCAAACTGTATCTAGATCTTGAGTTTTTTTTCTTGTAACTGGATAACTTGTCGGAAGAGGAGTATTTGTTTTATAATAATTTACAAATGTAGGAGGCATATTTATACTAGGCCCATCTTTAAAAGTACCGTTTAAAATCATACGAGTTTGGAAACCTCTTTGATTTTCTGATCCTGGCAAATCTTCTGTACTAGCTAAAGTAGTACCATTTGCATTAAACGGACTAGTAACATTTAAATAAAAATCATTATATGTTTTCGGACCAGTGGCAAAATCATGTACTGTATCTACAGGCCAATTGTTATAACTAATAACTCCCATTTTTATATATTAAAAATAATTGTTTTACTTAAACCAGAATCGTTCCCTTTAACTTTAATTAAACCAGAAGTGTTTTGAAATACATAATTATCTGGTTTAGCTAATAAAAAAGAATTATTAACATGATCAATAATAAATTCCCAATTTGTAGGCAAATTTACTATATCATATGTATATTGTTCATTTAATCTTTGTTGAACATTATTAGAATCTAAATAATTATCTGGTAATGTTTGTAAAAAACCTACAAAACCTTCTCTTGTAATTAATGAATTATCAAAAGAAATAACTGAAAAATCATATCCATTTGCTAATGTAGGAGGAATAACTCCACTAGTAAAAGCTAAAGTAGGTGGATATCCATATAAACTTTGTACAATACCATTACTAGTTACTCTTCTTAAAAATAAAGTTATTTTACCTGTAATATTATTAACTAACCCACTATACACCAAATGATGTTTAATAGTAGGTGTATCATAAGGAGCTGCTAAGTTTTGTATTGTATTACTTCTCCCTGCCAATTCATAATCAATATCTGAATCACCTAAACCTACACAAGTAATTTGTATATTATGTGGATTGTTCCTTTCTGCAAACCATCTTCTAAGCCTATCTTGCGCTTTTATATCTAATTTTAATTGGTTAGAATTTAATATCATTTATATAATATATAATTTATATAATTATTGTAAGTTTAATAAAGTTTCATTATATACGCTAAAACATAAAAAGGTGGTCTATTTTCGTGGGGTTGTCCTCCACCTGTTGAATCAGTAGGGTTAGTGTTTGATCCTGTTATTCTTGCTCCATCACTACCGTTGCCAGAAACTCCTGATGCAACACCTGTAATTCTAACTCCCTGGCCATGAGTATGTGCTGGCATTTCATTAATAGTAAGTGTATGCATTTTTGAACCACCAACGTTTGTCGGACTTATATTATTATATACAGGATCCCAAATCCCATTACCTGGGTTTGAAGTTCTACCATCATAACCAACTATAAATCTACCTCTTAAATCCGGGGTTGTAATTGTTCCACCGCCTACCAAACTATGTGTATTTCCATTACATAATGCCCAACCATCTACAGGCGTTCCAGGTTTTCCAAATCCATTAGGAAAAAAATCAGAAACTGAACCTGAATACATAATAATACCACGTTGCGGTGTAAAACCAACAATTTGTTTCAACCTTCTAATTTGTCCCAATTGAATAGAATTAGGAGGAGGTGAGAGGTTAAATCCGATTTGAAATCTTTCCCTAATATGAACATTCTGTGTATTACCATCTTGATAAGTTACGGGTGAGGGTGATAAAACTTGTTGTTGAATATACCAATAGGCCGCACTAACAGGAACGCCAATTATATTAATCCCGTCAAATGGATATATAATGCCATTATGATATATATATCCAGCAGTCATATTGAGTGTAGATTGATTAATAGTAACAGTCTCACATCCAGATAATATATAAGTACCTGTACCTAAACCTATTCCATCACATATACCTTTTAAAGCATCTATTATTCCAGATTGTAAATGTGTAATATCATCTAATCTTAAAGGGTGACCGCCTGTATGTAAATTTAATCGCTTCATTTTAATATTATTTTTCTATCTATATATATCTTTTTTATTTTTACGTTTGTAACCTATAGTAAAATTAATTATTATAATTCATAATAACTAACTTATTTGTTATTATTAATTTTATGTTGTAATTATTTAAATAACTATGAATATAATTTTAAATTGTACTTATAACATACAAATAACTGATTTATGTTTAAAGTCAAACACAAAATGGGAAAAACATTTTGTTTATAAATTAAAAGAAAAAAATAAACTAAATTTTCGTGCTAAAATACTTAGTGTGTTTTCGTCCGATAAATCAGAAAAATTTGGAATAATAATAGAAAATGTCTTTAAAGATACAATATTGAAAGATTATGGTCGTAAATTATACTTACATCCTGGAGAATACATTATAAATCCTTCTACGCTTGATAAATATATTTCACTAATACAAAACGAATTAATATGATAAACATAGCTAGTTTTTACGAAGGCAGATTTCTTATTCAACACAATCTATTAGTTAGAGTTATTGTAAATGACGCAACCCTTAATGCTGTGCAAATTTTACCATTACCTCCAGATGATATCGTAAAAAAATATAATCTTGATACATCTTTAGATTATGGAGCTAAAGGTTCTAACTTTAACAAAAACAAATGGGTAATTAAATTAGACGATCAAGATGATAATAATATATATTATTGGGGATGGGGCATGATGTTTGATAGTGTGAAAGACTTTGTTTTTTAACTGAAGAAGAAGAAATGTATTGTCAAGAATATTATTATAATCTCACTAAAAACAACTCTAGAAGCTTACCTCTGAGTTTACAACAACTGTTTGAAGATGAAATTATATGAGTGATAAAAAAAAGAGAGACATGCTATCTCTCTTTTTTTTTGTGAAATATTTAAAAACCCTTTAACTTTTAGATACTTCACTTTTCTACAATTATCGCTATATATCTGCTATTACTATCATTGTTAGAAATACTATTTGTAGAAATAGTTATCGTATTATTATTTTCTACTATAAATCCAGGTGTCATTGTACCAGGAGCATAATACTCTAAACTTTCATCATCACGTGAGCCTGAATCAAAAACCCTTACAATAGGTTGTAATGTATTAAGGTTATGTTGAATAACATATCTGCCAGGTTCTCTAGTTAAAAATATTAAATTAGACTCTTCAGTGAAATTAGTATTAAATTCTTCCGCAGTTAATCCCGCTATGGTTTCATAATAAATATAACTTGCTGTTTGAAAGTTATAATTATATCCTCTATCTCCATCACTATAACTATAATACGTACCACTAATGGAGCCAGCATTCTCAATCATAATTCCTATAAAGTTGCTGTAAATATATGCTAATGTATTTCCCCATAGATTTAGTTCACTCCAAGATACAGGAGTATTGATTGTTAAACGTATTTTATTACCACTAATACCATCAATATAATCCTCAACTTCTTGAATATCATTCCCGGTTTGAAATTGTTGTATTTCCTCTGATTGTTCAATCGGTAGAGAGTTAACTAGAAATGCCTTTCGATTTTCTGAAGACTGTTTAACATATCTTTCTTTATTATTATCAAAAGTATATATACTATCATCTACTATTATAACTGATGGTAATACTAAACTCTTATCTATTCGCACTTTTCTTAAATAAGAAAACATTTCAGTTATAGTGGGGAAAGACATGGTTGTTTGTGTAACCTGGTAACCACCCCAATTAAGTAAACTCATTGTTTTTTATTTTATTTGTCTAACAATATTTGTTAATAAATATATGTTCTACATAACTATTCTTGTGGGCTTCTCGAAAAAAATTCCTATATTTATCCTTCTAAATATCTAACCTACTTATACTTAATTGAGTAGATGAGCTATATGCTATTTTGTATATTTAACCAATTTTCTAAACTATTATTATTTTATGTTAAAGGTTGGTGATATAATTGAAATTTATTCTGCTGTCTGTTATAGGATAAAAAACAGAAAGGGAATTGAATGTAGAATACTGGGGATATTACCTAGAGATCATTGTAATAATTACAATAATATGGACTATTATATTATTGGGTCGAATACTCTTAATCGTTTTTTTAAATGGAATGTTAGTGATATGCCAGAATCGGAAAAACAAATTTGTTCATACTTAGAGAATTACGAGTATTATGCTTATTATAGTGTTGGAGATTTTAATAATGAGTTTAAATTTAGAATTATATATCAATCCCCAACATTACATCGTATTATTCAAACTATACAAAACGAATTAATGTAATTTAATATCAAAAGAAAATGTCAAGAGAAGAGCTAATTAATATATTAAAAACAAATCCTGATAATATATTGGACAGGGATGTTTATCATGAAGTATTAGGATATGGCAAAATTGCAGGTTATTGTGTTAAAGTTAGTGCTAACTATTATAGATTATTAATTGTTAATAGTAGTAATGAATTTAACGAAGAGAAGAAAAAACAATTAGAGAATGAAAATCCATTACATATAATCCCTAATGTTTTTAGTAAAAAAACACTTACAAATAAAAAAGAATTTGCAAAATATGTCAAATTCGTAAACCAAGAATTTATTGTTGAAAATTCAAAGGTTAACTTCACTAATAATGAATCGTTATTAATAAATTATAATCAATATTATATAATATCAACCACACCATACTATCTTGGGCTTTTAACGATTAATCCACCTAAAATTAATGTCATATCTAATCAAATTGTGAACGAATTAATTTAATTAATTTTATGAACATAACAATAAAAGAACTAAAACAACTTTACGAAAGAAATCCTCGCAAAATCTTAAACACTATTATACAAACTAAAAAAGGAGAATATGTTATAATAGCTGTTATAGTAAATTTAAGAGAACAACGATATTTAATAGCACTAACCAAAGATTGTTATTACGATTGTGTTAATGTAAAAAACTATCATTCTATCTGCAATAATTTAATTAATGCGCCTAAAGATACAATACTCGCTCGCAATCCTTTACTAAATTCTCGAAATATAATAGCTCTCCCTAGTTTATCAACCTTTTTAAACTATAAACACTATTGTTATATATCATTGTCTAACTTAAATAATAATTTAAATGATGATGATATTATTATATCACTTAATACTATTCAACAATATATTATTCAAATACAAAATGAATTAATTTAATTATTAAATTTTATGAATATAACAATAAATAAATTTAAAGAACTTTGTGAAAAAAATCCTCATCAAATCTTAAATGCTACTATACGAACTAAAAGGGGAGAATATATCATAATAAGTGTGATAAATTCAATAAGCGAACAATGTTTAGTAGCAATAAGTACAGAGCGTTATTCTGATAATATTAGTCTAGGAACTTATCATCCTATCTGCAATGATTTAATTAATGCGCCTGAAGCTACAATACATAATCGCAATCTCCAATCAGACCCCCAAACTATAATAAGTCTTCCTAATCTATTAGCCTTTCCAAATTACAAATACTATTGTTATATGTTATTATCCGATTGGGATGATTTAAACGATGACGATATTGTTATATCACTTAACCTTATTGGACAATGTATCACTCAAATACAAAATGAATTAATTTAAAATTTAACTTAATAAGTAAGTTGATATGGATCAAAAAGAACAAATAGAAAAATTGATTCGAATGAACACTGATGGTGCGTTGAGCAAATTAGTTGGTAAGACTTTTCATATCTTCTCACAAGAATGTATAATAGTAGGGGCACCAAAAAAAATATTTCCTGGTAGTTGTTTACTTTTAATTACTAATAATATAGATCCTAAGCTCTGGTTACCTTTACATTTTGTAAATATACAAGATAGTCTTAAAAATAGGATACTTAATTCGCGCACAGAATTGTTGAAAGAATTAATAGGATCAGATCCTATGATAACTAATCCAGAATTATTTAACTCCCCCAAATATACTCATTATGGCTTTATTAGTTTAACTGACTTATTAATCATAAGACCAATACAAATATACAAAATTGATTTTACATCATATTTGGGTAATATAATAAAAGAAATACAAAATGAATTAATATGAATTAAATAAAACAAAATAATATTTGGCAAAATAAGAAAAACACTTGTACTCCTCTTATACAAATATTCAATAAATTATTAAATTAGCCAAATTTTATTTTGCAAAACGCTAATTTGACAAATTAATATAACAATGAGCCATATAAATGATATTGATAATATACCTTTAGTTGATAGTATTAAAGAATTATCTAACTATATTAATAAGTATGTCTATATCCACATTAGAGAAGATATATATCAAGAAAATTCTTCTAATGTATGGTATAAAGATAATGTATGGTATAAAAGATATCTTAATCAAACAATTAAGGTAAAAGTATTATTCGTTGATCCAAAAAATACTTGCGCAAGAGTTGAAGTTAAACTCGGCGACTCTATTTTTAGTGTATATATAGATACACATACCCTTGTTAAGAACAGTAAATTAAAAAAATGTATCAATATTATTATTAATGAACTAATATAATTAATTATATTAAGTTTTCTCTACTTGTCCTGTAAACTATTATACTTTGTTCTTTTACCTTTGTTAAACCTATTATACAATATGTTGTTTACAAAACAAAGTGTAAAATCTATCTGTTTTTAATTTTTAGATAGTTCATTCAATCTAAGATTATTACCTAAATTAAATTACATTAACACACATTATTGTTTTGTAAATTAAAACCAATTGAAGGGATTCATTTTTCTTTTTTTAATTTGCTCTATATTTATTGTAAAAATTCTTTTAAACTAAAACTAAAACACAAATGTCTAACTTAAGCAAATATATTACATTATTGGAAAAACTAACTAATAAAAAAGTTAGATTAATTGAAGAAGAAAATAGTGATAATAATATATTAATACCAAGAAGATCTCCTGAAGAAAGACAAAAAAATTATATTATTGCTATTAATAAAAAAATCCAAGAATATATTAAAAATGGAAATGAAGGTGATTTAGATTTAAGTAATACTCCTATCGAGACATTACCTGATAATTTAATAGAAGTTAATGGTAGGTTAAACTTAGCTAATTGTAAAAACTTAAAAAGTTTAAATAATTTAAAATATGTTGAAGGTGATTTAGACTTATCAGAGTGTAAAAACTTAATAAGTTTAAACAATTTAAAATATGTTAATGGATATTTAGATTTATCTTACTGTATTAATTTAATAGAATTGCCTGATAGTTTGAGTGTTGGAGGTTCTCTATATTTAAGTAATACTTCTATTAAAAAATTACCTGATAGTTTAACTAACCTATACGGGGATTTAGATTTAACTAATTGTAAAAACTTAAAAGATTTAAATAATTTAAGATATGTTGAGGGGTGTTTATATCTAAGTAATACTCTTATTGAAAGATTACCTGATGATTTAATAATTAGAGGTATAATTTATCTTGTTAATACACCCTTAGTTAAAAATGAAAAATTATTAAATCAATACAGAAAGAAACTTGATATTATTGTTTAATAAACTAAACCTTAAGTACAAATGTCTAATCTAAATAAATACATCACATTATTAGAAAAGTTAACTAATAAAAAAGTTAGATTAATAGAAGATGAAGATAATAATAATATATTAATACCTAGAAGATCTCCTGAAGAAAGAGAGAAAAACTATCTCATTGCTATTAATAAACAAATTCAGGAATATATTAAAAATGGCAGCAAAGGAGATTTAGATTTAAATGGATCACCTATAGAAAAGTTACCTGATGATTTAATTGAAGTAAAAGGAAACTTAGACTTATCAGAGTGTAAAAACTTAAAGAGTTTAAATAATCTAAAATATGTTAAAGGCTATTTAGATTTATCTGATTCTGTAAACTTTAAAGAATTGCCTAATGATTTAAAAATTGGGCAGTCCTTATATTTGGCTAACACCTCTATTGAAAAACTGTCAGATAGTTTAATTAAAGTTAATGGAGGTTTGTATTTATATAACTGTAAAAATTTAAAGAGTTTAAATAATTTAAGATATGTTGATGGAAATTTAGATTTAACTTATACTCTTATTGAAAAATTACCCGATGATTTAATAGTTCGATATATAATTTATCTTGACAATACTCCTCTATCTAAAAATGAAGAATTATTAAATCAATATAGAAAGAAATTTAAAATTGCTTTTTAATAACCAACTACCTTGTTATTCTCTTAATTCAAAATAATTTTGTTAAAATAATAACAAAATTACTTATATTTTTTTTTAAGAAATTTAACTTCTAAATTTATCCTAAAAGTTAAAGACTTTTAGGTTTTCTTTGAGAACCATATAAACTCTTAACCCTTATATCACTCAAATACAAAATGAATTAATATAAATTTAATAAAACAAAATAATATTTGGTAAAATAACGAAAACATTTGTACCACCCTTATACAAATATTCAATAAATTATTAAATTAACCAAATATTATTTTGCAAAATATTAATTTAACAAAACCAATATAATAATAAAATATGTATCTTTTAAAATAATAACAAAATTACTTATATTTTTTTTTTAAAAAGAAATTTAACTTCTAAATTTATCTTAAAATCCAAAGACTTTTAGGTTTTCTTTGGGAACTATATAAAATTCAAAACATAAAATAAAGACAAAAAAAACATATAAAAAGTTTTAAAAATGAGAAAAATTACTTTAACAATCGAAGACGAAAAAACAAATCAAAAAATATCAGCAACTACAACTGTTGATAATATAAATGAGTTGTATGATAAACACGGTATAAATGGAATAACACAAATTTTACTTGCAATAAATGATGAAATAAATATAAAAACAGGGCAAAGTGTTAAAGTATCATTATCAAATTAACCTAACATATTATTAGAAGGTAAAAAAAATAATAACTTTGGTTTTGTAATTTAATATGATATAATTAAAACTCTCAATAACTTATTAACTATGATTTGTCATAATACCATGCTTCCTAATTTTGAGAGCTTGTATAGTGATTGAGGTTATCATGATTAGACTTTTTTATGTAACAAAGTGTAGTTAAGAAATGAACTATTCAACTAAAAATAATTAAGAAAAAAAATTTAATTGAAAAAAAGTTGTTTGGTTACTTATTTTAATATATGTTTAGGGTAACAAATTAAAAACATTTTTAAAATTAATTTTATGACAAATCGATCAAAAGCAGCTCTTTGTTTTCTCTTAGGAATAATATACTTTTTAATTTTTGCTTACGATATTGAAAACGATAGGGATATTGAAACCTAAATTTGGCTTATGAATTCACAAATATCGTTTTTAGCAAGCCTAATATTGTTTATAAAAAACAATAATCAAGAAAAAAAGTGAAGTATCTAAAAGTTAAAGACTTTTAAGTTTTCTTTAGAAAATCATATAAAACTTAAAATTATAAAAATGAAAAAGTGTAAAGTTTGTGGAGCTAAAACTAAAGTTGTTTTTAACATAAATTTTAAGGCAACACCAATATGTGAAGGCTGTGCTACCTCTATTTTCTTGCAACAAGCTAAATGGTATGCAGATTGTTATCACAGTGAAACTTGTAAAATTACAAAAGATGAAGATAAAAAAAGTCTTTGACAAAATGATACATAAAAGAGTTAAACTTAAAAATAAATAAATATGAAATTGATATTAACAATAATTTTCTTTTTAGCATTTAGTGGAACAACTTATTTTGTAGATCGCTTATTAACTTGGTTTTTATATAGTTCTCAAAGAAAACCTAAAAGTCTTTAGCTTTTAGGCTATATAAAAAGTTGTTTAGTTACTTACTTTAACATATCTTTAGAGTAATAAATTAAAATAATATTTACGATTCATCCACAAAGAATGTATAGAGTTTATAAATTCACTCAGATTTATTTCGGTTTAGTTTAATGAATTTGACAATATAAAAATTATTAAAATAAACAAGATATGAGAGCAATAAATAAAGATAAAATAGTAGAAGCATTTATTAGAAAACCTTATAAGAACACCGGAGAAAATTGGGATCACGAAAGCTCACATGGTTGGCAAGTTGTTTTAGTTATAGATATTTCTCCAGAAGCAACACATTATATAATTGATAAAGAATCAGAAGAGGAATGTATAGAGTTTATAAATTCACTCGGATTTATTATAGTTTAACTTCTTGCATTGCTCGATTTACTAAGCAATTATATTAATTAATTACTTTTTAAATTAAAAAAAATAAATATGATTACAACACAAATACAATTCCCGAAAAAAATAGATTTTGAAACAATAAGAACTGTAATAGAAAATGAATTTGATAATGTAAAAATTCATGAAAGTCCCTTTGATTTAAAACGCATTTCTTTTGATTATAATGGTGAAAATATTTTCTGCTATTTTACAAAAGATAACAAAATATATCATTCTGATGGAAAAATAACACATTGTTCTTCTTTCAGTTCTGATAGACCAAATAAAAACAAAACAGAAGCATTTAGAATAATAGCAAAATATTTTGATTGTGTTTTTTATGAAAACGATTGTAGCGATAATTTTGAAATATTTTTAAAGCGAAACACCTAAGGTGAATATTTGTTAAAAAATATATTTTTAATATTTTTTGCTGCATTAACATCTCTATCATGGATAGTCCCACAATCAAAACTTTATGACAACTTTTGCCAAACCGCCGTTACCTACTAGACGGATTATTAATAGAAACTTAAAATTGAAACAAAATGAAAACGATTTTCACTTGGATGTTAAAAAAATACGCAAAGACCGAAAAAGGTAGAATAGAAATAATGCGTATAATGAATGATAAGGTTAGCGACAATTATAATGAGCAAAATTTATATGGTAATGTTTATAATTACTTTATTGAATTTATAATAGCTAACCCGTTTCTTGTGAAATGCGTATTACAGAAAGATAAAGATAGTTTGCGCATTTTGAAAAATGGTATTGATAAATCGTTTGATAAAGCAGTCAGTTATATTGAAAAGGAAATGTAGCTTTATACATAACTATAAATTAAAACGCAAAATCACTCCATATTTGAGAGAGATTGAATGTAAAAACTGTAACCGTCAATTTGGTATGCACGATGAACTTCGTTGCATTTTACCATTGGATGATGAATTACACACCTGTAATGATGATTTAATCAAATTATATGACACATAATATCAACACTATTTTATTAATAAAACCTATAAAATTTTACAATTATAGGTTTATAAAAATTCTCAATTATAAGATCTATAAATTTAACCACTATTATCCAAAATGTTTTTAAATTCAAAAATTGGCTAATTAATTTACCAGTTATATACAAAAAAAAATAATCCTTTAATTAATTTAAACAATTTAACATATCTTTAGGGGTAACAAATTAAAATAAACAAAACTTAATATGAAAAACAACAATCAAAAATTTAAAGAATTAAAAGAAGGGAAATATATAAAATTAATCTGTAGCTTTATTGCCAAAATTATTCAAAAGCACAATAAGAAACTGCCAAAATTAATTATAAGGAAATCTGATTTATTAAAACCTCCTTGTAGGGCATATAATGATTTGCCAGAAGAGTTTGATGCTATTGAGGAAATTAGAAGGAGAGGAAACGACTTATCTCATTTACGCTGGTTAATTACCTACTGTTCAAAAGCACAGACACAGGATATGTTAGATTATTACAAATCATTAAACCCGAACTATTATGATGTGGGTGATTTAATTAGATATTGTAAATTTGCACAAACAAATGAAATGCAAGAATGTCTTAATTCTTTAAAATAACTTTTAAAAAAATAATACAATGAAAGTAATAGAAATACCAAAACACCATGTATTTACGGCGGTATGTGTAAATGGTAAAATAGTAGATAGTTTAAAACCTATTAAAGTAAAAGTAGATGATTATTGGATTATTGTAGATAAATCTAATAGGTTAAAATCTAATTATTATTACGATATTAAATATAATGTTATATTAAACAATTCATTTATTAATTCATCAAATGGTGATATTGCATATATCATAGCCTCAACTAAACTTATTGACAAATCTATTCCAGTGATTAAGTTTGTTGAGCAGAGTGTTGAAGAAATAGCTTTAACTTTATACCCAATAGAGTTACACAATTCTATTGACATAAACAAACAAAAAAGAGAAAATTTTATAAAACACAATAAGTTTAGTAAAAGTTATACAGAAGAAGATTTAGAAAATGCTATTACAATGGCATTTGATATAGCTGAATATAGAATATTCAACTCGGAAAGAGATAAATATAAAAATAAAATCATTCAATCACTAAACCAACCTAAACTACCTGATGTAATTAATTTAGAAATGGACGGTGGAAAATTAAGAACAAAACCCACCCCAGAAGGAGAAGTAATTGAGGTTAAAATTTAAAACAATAGAAACAAAAGCGAAAATACAAAAAAAACAATTGAACGTGTATTTTCTACTTTCAAACGTTTAATCAATAACTTTAAAATTAAAGACTATTTTGTGATTTGCTTTTATTCTTAATTATTGATATTTTTATGCAAAAAATCTAAAATAAAAAACATGAATAAAAAACCGCTTGGCCAAAAAGCATATGGCTCAATACCACACTTACCTAACAGTAGGTTAGGCCCTGGAGACCACCATATTGAAATAGGACAAGCATTAATTGCGACAAAGAAAGCAAGAGATGAAAATGATTTAATAATTGTTCAAGAAAAACTTGACGGCTCAAATTGCTGTGTTGTAAAATTAAACGGTCAAATATTACCTCTTGTACGAAGCGGGTACTTAGCTGATACATCGCCGTATGAGCAGCATCATTTATTTTCAAGGTGGGTAAAAGCAAATGAAAAAAGATTTGATAAATTATTAAATGAAAACGAAAGAGTATGTGGTGAATGGTTAGCTCAAGCGCATGGTACTATTTATAAGCTTAAACACGAACCATTTGTTGTCTTTGACTTGTTTGTAAACAATGAAAGACTTACCTATCATAATTTTTTGCTTAAAGTATTACCTTTAGGTTTTGTTATTCCTAATCTTGTTCATATTGGACAACCGATTTCTGTTGATAAAGTGTTAAAAAAAGTAGAAGTATCTGGACACGGAGCAGTTGACGAGGTTGAAGGTGTCATATATAGAGTTGAAAGAAAAGGGAAAGTTGATTTTGTTGCTAAATACGTAAAACACTCTAAGATCGATGGGAAATATTTCCCTGAAAAAAATAACGGACAAATAACTTGGAATTGGAAAGAATTGTAAATTAAAAATAATGAAACTTATATTGATTGATTTGTTTATTAAACAAATTTAAAACTTAATGAACATGAATTTAAAACCAGAAATATTAACACATCCGCATATCCCGAAACCATTGCATGGAATTGCTCCAAGAGAAATAATGGGAAGAAAATGGTGGGATAATGCAAGAAAAATAGCATATACCTCAACAAATTATCATTGTGTCGCTTGTGGCGTTGCTAAAGAAAAAGCAAAAAAACATAAATGGCTAGAAGCACATGAATTTTGGAAAATAGATTATCAAAATGGAATTTGCGAAATAATATCTATTGAACCGCTTTGCCACTATTGCCATAATTTTATTCATAGTGGGAGATTGTCAATGATAATTGATAAGGAAAAATCAAAACAAGAAGTAAAAGAAATATTAGAACACGGATTGAAAATTCTTTCTGATGCTAATTTAGAGTGCTTCCCATTTACACTTGAACTAGCAAATGAACTAGGTTGCAAAACATTTGGAGTAAAACCATATTTACTGAATTTAAATAAAAATCTACAATGGGGAGATTGGAAACTTATATGGAATGGAAATGAATATAAAAGTAAATTTAAATCAGAACAAGAATGGAGAAACTTTTATACTCCCCCTAAATAAAATAAATAACTGATCTACTCCCCCCTTAAAATAATCTCAAATTTACTATATGTAAAAATACAAAAATAATTCATATTAATATTTATAACTCTTTTACATTGTCATTTATAGCAACCGATAATAACCATTAACAATAACAAAGAAAAACTATTTTACAAATTCATTGTTGATTAAAAAAAAACTATTATTACATTGTGCATATACTACATTATACATAAACACACCCCGAGTTTTTTTTGAATGTGTTTATATAAACAACTTTTTCTCATATCTTTTATTCAACTAATTATAAAACCTATAAAATTTTACAATTATAGGTTTATAAAAATTTCCAATTATAAAACCTATAAAATTTTACAATTATAGGTTTATAAAAATTTCCAATTATAAAACCTATAAAATTTTATGAGTTTTAAAATTGAGTTTACAAATAAAGAAATTACTCTTTCTTGATAGAAATTCTTTTTTAATTAATTATCACTTGCAATGAAAAGAAGAGAACGGTTTATCAGGCTTTGAATGAATGTAAATAATATTCATTTACTTCCTTTTTTGTTTTCTAATAGCAATTATAAGCTCTATAGATTCCCCAATTATAAGTTTTATAGATTTTCACGACAAATTAATATCAAAAAAAAAAGAAGATAAAAACTAATTTTATCTTCTTTTAAAAAAGGTATATAATATTTTGTGAATATTTTATAAAGTTCTCAAAGAAAACCTAAAAGTCTTTAGCTTTTAGGCGCTTCACAGAATAATAATATAGGTATTAATTATTAATAGTAATATTGTTATTATTTTTGTTTAATAATTTTAATTTTCCAAAAAGAGATAGTCTACGGGATGGGGTTTAATAGTTGTTATGATTGTATCTTTTATTATTTGTTTATTATTATTTAATTGTATTGTATTATCTAATTTAAGATTTTGTTTTTTTAATTTATAATTATTGTAGTTATTAATTAATATATTGATAGTAGTGAAAGATATTAATAATAATAATAAGATAATAAGTGCAATATTATTTTTAATAAATGTCATTTTTTTTTATATTAATTAGTTTGTGTTTGGATTGAATATTTTATTTTTTTATCTTCTAGTAATTTAATTAAATTCTCATCTGATTTATGGAGTAAAACATTTACTACTGCGCTTAATGGTATATTTCCTTTTACAGAAATTGTTCCACCTTCATAGCTTCTATCTGCTTGATACATTTTATGTTTAATTTTGCTACTATCAATTACAAAGGTAACATCCAAATCAGATAAGCCATAATAGTTAGTTTTGTCGTGTGGGAAATCCGAAACATATACAAACTTGCCGCAATTAGGATCATCATACCAATCTTCGGGGTTTTGGTTTACTGCTTTTAAGATATTTTCATATGTTTTAATTTCGCCACTTCGTAATATGCTAATAGCATTCATAATATTGGTTGAATGATATAACAATTTACCGTTAAATGGGTTTTTATTTTCTTTATAAACAATTTTCTTACCTGTTAACTTTTCAAGTTTAGTTTCTAACAAAGCTATTTGTAATTTTTTTAATTTATCCATTAATTTATGTTATTTTATTTTTATTATTTATTTTAAACGCAACACAAATCTAGCATAGTCAAATCCTTGCGGATCTATATAATAGATTTGTTTTTGATTTCCTAACTTTCTAACCCCTATAAAAGGTTCTCCATCAATGTGAATATAACTATCTATTGGTTCTTCCATAGGTGTAATATCTAACTTAGGTAATGTTTTTAAATAATTTTGTATTTGCGCAATTAATCCTTTTACTCCCCAAGAATATAAGCCTTTTTTTCGTTGATAATTTTTTACAATATCTTTTGTTGTTTGTGGAAGTACTTCCTGCCATGAGCTTGGTTTTTTATCAGAAGCTAATATTAAAACCTCTTTAATATTAAAGCTTTTAGATTCGTTAGTATCTTTATTTATATTATTAGATTCTTTTTTTAATTTATTGTATATTTTTTTGATATCTTGTAAAATATTTATCTGCTATTTTTTCAATTGAATCAGTTGGGGAAGTAGCCCAAATTTCAATAATACCTTTAATAATATTATCGGGAATATTATTTTTATATTTTTTTACGAATTTATATTCTCCGTTATCATTTAAGTAATTTAACATTTCGGTTACTTCGGCATAAGTCAGTTTAAATTGCTGTTTATCTAATAGATTAATAATATCTTTAGAATTAACTTTTGTTTTTAAAAAATTATATACTTCTTCTATATCATCTTTAGAGGTTGAGATATGATCATTTGCCCAATCATGACCATTTTCTAAAATTTTATCAACTAATTCTTTGTCCATTTTTAACATATTATCTATTGCTTCTTTCATTGTTTCTAAATTTTGAAAGAACATATAGTTTTTAGTTGAAGCTGATTCAGTAATTGGTGATTTAAAATTATTTTTCATTAAGTTTAGGAATTTAATTCACTAATAAATATAAGTTGGATTTAAACCTTCACTATTCAAATAAATAAATGTATTAGGTTGGTTTTCTGATTGAAAATATATGTAAGTATTAGTATTTGAGTTTAAAATTATATTAGGAGCACTATAGGTTATAGATACGCAGCTATTAGGAACGTTATTACTTCTCACACTATTATTAGGTGAAATAATACTATCAATTATTACTTCTCCAGAAGTTACAATTTTAAGTTTACAATCATTTAATTCAAAATTAAAACGATCTAAAAACTCATTTGGATTAACTATTAATTTAACTGCATTATTTTCATATTCTGCAGTTAACAAAGGAATAGGGTGCATAAAATTAGAATCCCATTCAGACGTTAAAACACTTGCTGTTAAATCAGCGGTGTATATATTAGAAAATTGCCATTCTATACTTCCATAATTACCATTTAACCATACTACTTCATATTCTACAGTTCCCCCTGCTAAATAATTACCATTACCAGAAACAGGAATTGTAAAGGTATTAGGTCCTGTAACTGTTATAATATGTGTACCATTAGCATTTGTATTACCTATTACGCCACTAATATTAACTTGATATCCTGAAGATAGGTTATGAGGTTGTGCTGTAGTAATAGTAATTGTAGGAGTATTAGAAGCATTAACTATATCATAATTAGTTACAAAGTATAAATTAAAATAATTATTATTTTGTAAATAATGATTATTTGTTCCATGTGTAATTCTAAATCCCCCAATCCCAAATACTCCTTCAATGTTTGCTAAACATTGTTTGTGTATATTGACATATCTAACTTTTCTTCTTTCTAAACTTCTTATTAATCTTCCAAAGCGAGTAATGTTAATAACTATTGGAATAAATTGTCTAACTAATTGTTTAAACTTATCTTCTACTAATTCCATAAAAGGTAGAAGCGCTAAATAAGTTAATACTTGTTCAGAATATAATTGATAATTTTCATATACTTTATTAAACCTATCATATTCATAATCTTTATGAATAGTATTTGTCCATCCATTGAATGTAAATAAACTATCAATAGTTATAATTTGATTATTAGGTAGTTTAAAAAAGTTTTGTATATCTTCAGTAAAAATAAAATTACCACCTAATCTATTTTGATTAACTAAATTAATATCAGTTATGATATTATTAGGATAGGTTAAAAATAAATTAGTAAATAGATCTGTTGTAATAGTTGTTAAAGCAGGATCAGGAAAAGGAGCTTTATAAAGTGCAGGGACTTTACAATTCTGTTTAACATATATATTATTAATTTTTTGCTGATTAGAAAAACTAAAATTATATTTTTCTACCTCTAATCCGCTAGCATCGAATCCTTTATCAATACTATCTGGATGATCAATAGTTAAACTTTCCCAAACACTTACTCGTTTAAAAAATAAATCTATATTAACCGGTAACCCAATTAATAAATCCCACCATCTAAAATTATCTTGTATATTATTATTGTTAGGATATGCAAAAATATCAGGTAATGGTTGTGGAGTACAATTTAATATTTTAGAATGAGGTAAAGTTAAAGAGTTATAACCACCTAAAATCGTATTTGGATTTCTCCAACGTGCTAACCCTAAATATTTTAAATCTTGATATACTTCTACCCCTTCTGGTCTATAAATTAAGCGTAATTGATGATTTAATCCATCGTCATCAAATAAGTTTTCAAATATTGCTACTCTATGTTGGATAGTAGGTGTAATAGATGGGTTTTCTGTAACCATTTTTAATCTTACTACTAAATCTTTTCCTTCTAATTTAGCAATAATATATTGTCTAGAATTAGTACTTGTATTTTGATTAGACATAGTAAGTGCTGCATCGCCTCCAATTTGAACGGCAGGATCAATATTAACTACATTTGAATAATTTGAGTTTGTTAATATTTCTAAAACAGAATTATTTGGTAAAGTATAATTTTTATTAGATTGAATAATTACACTTACTGAAGAAGGGTTAATTCTTAAAGAAGCTTCAAAATTAGGATTGTTTAAATTAATATCTTTAACTAATGCTAAAGCAGTGTCTTTAGGAGTAGTCAACCAGTTAGTAGAACCAATTGTAATGTTATTAACAGTTATTTCTAATAAACCAGTCTCTACACCTATTATTTCAAATTCTCCTTTACCTTGGATAGGGATAGCATTATTATTACCAGTAATACTTTCTGCAAATACTTGTGGTAATTCATAAACATAATTTGAGTTAGTGTTTATCTTAATAGGTTGTCCATTAGTATCATAACTAATTGCATCTACATCGAATAAACTTCCAATGTGTATAGACGCCTCATCAAATCCTTGTCCGATTAGTTGTTTATAACCACCGCGAGGAATAACATATTCTGTTGTTATACCACAATATTTATCTGGGAAAGTAAGAGGTAATAAATAATAACCATTTGGATCATTTGATTGTAAATTAGCGAAATGATTATGACTAAAATATCCATATTGGTGTAATTGTTTTCCCCACTTAATAACTTGTGATTGAACAGCACCTTGCGGGTCAGTAACTGCATCTAATTCTCTAAGGTTAACAATATCATCATTATCTAATTTTAATCTATAAACATATGGTAAATTTATAGGGTTAGAAATATTAACTTTATCTAATAAATAATCCGGGTCAATTTCATAACCTAGTTTAGGTATTTTAACTTTATCATTATCTATTTCTCTTTGAGAAAGATTTGTGTTTAATACATATTCATTAAATAACACTAATCCTTCAGGAGACCCAATTAATTTAACTAATTGTTCAACACATTTTAAAGTACCTTTAGTTTGATATAAATAAAATAAATTTATCAATAATCTTTTTTGTTTTTCATATTGTAATTCTTTTAATGTTTTACTATTAGTAGTGTCACTAAAAACTATTTGATTATTATTATATTTAATGCCTGGTTCTGTTCGAATAATAGATTTAGCAAGATCAATATTATCTTCATCAAATAAATCAAATCCATAGTGTTCGGCATATAATTTATAAAACTCAGGAGATAATTGATTAAATGGAGTATAATTTAATGATTTAGTATATTTTAAAAAATCAATATATACTTTGATAGAATCAAATAATTTACCTGCTAAATAAACAAATCTTGTAAACAACTTATCATCTGTATCTCTTAGTTCATCTACAACTCTATGTGGCAGAGAACGAACTAATAATTGATTTGTTGTACCAGTTGAATCTAAAGTTATTGCACCTGTTAGATTTAAACCTTCTCCTTCTATTGAATCGAGACCTAATGTTTCAGGATCATAATTAGATACTAAATTAGTTGGAGCTTCAATCCAAGTTTCAAAAGTTTGCCCTTTTATAATTATATTATTTGTAATTGGCTCTCTAGGCCAAGGGGTAGGATTATTGGGATTAAGTAATTCTTTTTGTGGACCTTCTAATTTTAATTCAAAATCTGTTATTGCTTTTAGTGTCGGAGATATAATTAGTCCTTTATATAAATCACCCACGTTAGGAGAATAATCTATTAAATTATTTAAACCAATTATACCATCAACAGTAATATTAATTTCTTTTAATTTAATAATTCCCCCAGTAGTATATGTTCCATTGCCTGTAGTACCTACTAATCTAAATTGATTGGCTGGCGCTACAATTCCTGCATTTAAATCGGTGTTTATGTTTGCAGTAAAAGTTTGCCCTTGTAAATAATTATTAGAATCATAAGTAGCAGAAGCAGATATAACTACATAAGTTTGCCCTGAAGTTAATACTCCGATTCCTGGACCAATATCAATAGTTTGTATTTGGTGACGGCCATTAGCTGCAGTGTTTCCTGATACCCCTTCAATAGTTACTATATCACCTGATTTTAAACCATGATTTGTTGTTGTTGTAATTATAATAGGAGAAGTGTTAGTTGCATTACTAATATTTAAAACTGTATCTATAAAATTAATATTAGTTATTTTAAATCTATTATTTAAAGAATCTACAATTTCAAAATCTAACCATTGTGTTTCTCCTGATAAAGTATAATCGTAACTAGCAGGGAATATTACATTATTATACTCTAACGTAATAATAGATGTATTTCCACCAGGATAAGTAATACTAATTTGATTTAAAGGGTTTACTGAATTTGGTCCAGCATTTTTCGCAAAATATACTTTATAAGGATAATTTAATATTAAATAATTAATATGATATACTAATTCATTATAAGCACTTCCGAAAAAAACATAATTGCGCAAATCAGAATAATCAATTAATAATTGAACATAATTGTTTAAGAAAGTATTAATTACCTCTTCTGATAAAACATCATCAGTAGCTCGTTTTTCTAATTTAGCATTAAGTTTTAATGCTTCTTTAACCCTTTCCAAGGTTAAGATCATTTTTTCTTTTTGAGCAGTTGTAGGGACAACATCAACTGTAGTAGTTTTAGGAACATTTGAAAAAGCACCACCAGGGGTTAATGCACTACCAAAAAAGATACCTCCTTTAATAGCATCTTGGCCTGTAGGAATATTAGGAATATTTTTTTTAGACATTTATATTTTTTAAATGTTTAATTTGCGTTTTACTTCTTTTTCTCCTTCTAAAGAAATTTGATAAGCTTCTATAACTTGACCGCTAATATTTCCTTGACTATCTGTTTGTACTCCTGCATCATCATAGATTTCTATAATACCATTGTTTAAATTTCTTACTGCATCGTTTCTTAAATAACGCGATAATGCTTCAATCGTATTAATATTATTAGAATAATCTACTTCAATATATACAGGATTAAAATAACTTTCTCTTGGATATATTCTTAATATATCTCCTGGTGCGACTATTTGACTAGCAGGATCATATCCCATATGATCTGGAGATAAAACAAACGCTGCTTCTCCGTTAGTTATATTTAGATTTAAAGCATCTTCCATCATAATTTTAGTTTGTTTTTTTATTGTTTTAGTATTATTCCAAATTTCGACTATAGAAGCATGTAATCTTCCTCTTTGTAAAGGAAATTGTTCAAATTGCCATACAGTATTTAAAAAAGCATTATTGTTTGCTTTAACAAGCATTCTACGCCCTTGAGGATCGGAAGTATCCATTATAGACCATTTAACATGTTTTCTCCAAACTAAACTACTTACTGTAGCTTCAATATATTTAGGACTAATTTTGATAAAATATTTACCATATTTGGGAACTGGATCACCTCCACTAGTATCATCAAAACGATTAACAGGTATTCTTAATGCTTGTGCCCCATTAAATAAATTAATTAATTTTTTATTTGCATCACCGGGAAGATATAAATCAATAGCATATTGTTCTATATTACTATTTTGTATAGTTTGGAAAGTAGTTGTTTGTAAATCTATTAATTTAAAATCAACTTTATTATCTTCTGGGTTAAAAGGAACATTATACCCACCTACCCCAACATAATCTGTTGCATAATTTGCTGTATTAACTGGGATATTTTGAATACCTCCGCCGTAATTTCTTCGCTCATTTACTTCATCTGGAGTAAATACAGTTTGAGTATTAGCTATATTATTAATACCATCATATGTATGTTCTCTTAATTGGAATTGAACACTTTCTTCTTTAGGAACGTATCCCCAAACTGGTTTAGTAATATTAATCGGGATATAGTTTTCTATATTATTATTTGTTAAATTATACTTTTCCATTTATCTTTTATTAAAAAATAGATAATCTCTGTTATTATAAGGACTCGCTGCTTTATCTCTTAAATGAGATGCTGTATCTTCAACCAGTTTAAATTTATATGTCATATTAGATGTTTTAATTCCTTTAACACCTTGATTTAATCTAACTAAAATCTCATATTCTAAATCTGGGAAATAAAAAGAAGTATTAATAGTAAAAAATAATCTATTATTATAGATATTAATCGGCTGCCAAGGTTGCATTTCAAATAAACTAGTTGAGACAACTTTAAATTCATAATTAGATAAAAGAACTTTTCCTTTCCCTCTAATTTCAGATATTAATTCACAACTAATTATATCCCCTTTGCGAATTATAGGATATAGATAAGTTGTTGTAGGATAAAAAAATAAATTATCTAATTTATTACTTGATATTTGATTAGGGCTCTTAACTTGTATTAAATTTCTTATAATTTCTTTTCCATCTATTTTCCAAGAATCAAAAATAATATTATCAGCATATGAAATATTTGGGTTAAAACTAACGTAATATATTCCTGGAGAAGGGTTATTAACTATCGGAGAAGCAATAATATTATTATCTACATCTAAAATATCTACTGATACACTGCCTACAAAATTACTACCAGTTTCGTTTATAAGATAAAAATTAGAATTCTGCGTAGCAACACAATTATGTCTATTATCTAATATATTATTATCAATATAGAACTCTAAGTATGGTTTAAATATTGTTCGTGTATGTCTTGAGTGAATAAACTTAGTATATGTTTGATTATCTGGTGTGTTATTAGAAATTCTAATTCCGAAGTTAGGAGTATTAACATTATTATTTATAGCTGTATTAATAAAGTTTTGTATATTATTAATAACAATATCTTCGTTTGCATCGTTTAATTGATATGCAGGAAATAAGCCTTGTGAGAATGTATTGGGTTGTGCAGGAATCCAAGGTACACCTGTAACTCTTTCTTGCCAATTAGCTGCTTGTGTAAGTGTTTTTTCTCCAAAATAAAACCAACCATCACCTTCAATAAATTCTTCTTCAAAATAAACCAAATCAATAGTTTTAAGGGTAATACTAGGTTCAAATATAGTACCCGCATCAAATAGTTTTAAATTACAAGTAAAAGGATATTCTTCTAATAAAGGTTTAATACTACTAATATCAAAAGACATTAAAATAGTAGAGTAACTATTTCCATCTTGTAATTCAAAAATTGTATTTTTACCCGTATTAATTAAACCATTAACTTCTTGTAGAGAACCGTTGTTTGATTTAGTTATAGTCGTATTTCTTGAAGGATATATTCTTATATACATTTAACTATATTATTGTTTTATAGTTAAATATGAAAAACTTAACTTTAATTAGAGTTGAATATTATATTGTTTAGCGAGATTATTAAGTTTTGTTTTAAATTCGTCTACTACAAACTTATCTTCTGTAAAATTTGTGTTTTTGTAAAAACGATAAAATTCTAATATCCCGTTTAATTTTCTTTCAATTGCTTTTGAATTATTAGAATCAGGCAAAGCTAATACGATTTTATTTATTATAGTTAATAATTCTTTCTTCTGTGAAAGATTATATTCTTTCAATAAAGATTCATTAATAATATTGTTTATACGTATTTGTCTATTGGTCATTTAATAACTCTTTCAACCTTAAATATATTAAACTAATTCATTTTCTATTTGCCCAATAACATTAGCTAATGAATGAGAAATGATTTCGAAATCGTTTATTTCTTCATCAGAAAATCCAAAGTAAAACCCTTTAGTAAAACCTAATTTTTTAAATTCTTGTTCTTTACCTGTATCAAAGAGAGGCCAGGGTGTTATTGAAGTAATTAATTTATATGTACATGCGAGTATATCATTGGGAGTAAATAAAGCAACAAAATTACATGAACGAGGTATTTGATACTCTTCTCTATAATTATCATCTATTTGATAGCAAACAATTTTATCTCCAGTGGTTTTATGTTTGAGAACGAAATAACTTGATATATTTTTTGTTTCTATCATAATTTTTAAATTAATTCTTTTGATATTAAGTAAGTAAAATATTCAATAGAAGACATAAAAATTAAGTTATATTTTTTAAAATTATCGAAAGTAAACATTAAAACACATTTGCCTTTTTCTATACGATATCCTTTTGTTTCATATTGATCAGATTTTATAAGTAATGAATTTTCTCTATAGTTATATGAGACAGGATGAATGAAATTATGATATGCTTTTAAAAAAGTATCACGCTCTTTTAAAGGAATTTCTAAAGCAATATGTTCTTTGTATTTATGAGTAATGGGAACAACAGTTAAAGTAATTCCGGTTTTTTTACAAAATAATTTTTGTCCAATAATATCATTAATATTATACATTACAATTCTTCTTTAATAATTTTTAAAACTTTATACAGATTTAAGTAAGATTTATCTTCTAAAGTTAAACCCGATGTTTTTTTTATTGTATAATCACTATTATTTATTTTTTCTAGAATCTCTTCTAAGGTACAGTTTTCCATATCTACATCTCTATCAACATCATCTACAAAATCATTTATAATTTCCTTAGATGTAAATCCAGTAATTAGTAAATTAACATGATCAAAGTAAAACTGTCTATGAGATAAAAAATATAGAGTATGATTATTATAATCATATCTATGTAGTGTTAAATCAAAAATAGAAGTTGTTGTTTCTTCTGAAAAAGAATTAGATTTCACTTTTTTCATACGCTAAGTTATAATTAGAAAATTCTTTCTCACCCGTAATTTCTTTAATTAAATAAGGCAACCATTTTTCAGGCAATTGGAATTTTTTCATCTCTTCTTCATTTGTAAACTCTACTTCTAAAATAATTAAAGCTATATGGTGAAATTTGTCAATTTCGAATTTGTTATATTCATCATTGTAAACAATTCTAGTTTTATGTATGTATTTATTACAGCTTTTGATTGCTTTGTTCCATTCTTCAAAAGTAATTTCACTTTCACTCTCTTTAATAACCCCTGGTGAGATTTCTTGCTTAATGGTTTTAAAATAAGTTGTTTTCATATTTTGCTCATATCTGTTTGTTTCAGCTCGAAACCTCTCTTTACTATTATTATAATATTGTATTATTTCCTTCTGTTCTATCGGAGATAATACAGGTATTGTTTTTAACAAAAATCTCCTTTCAATTTCTAAAGCCATAATCA